GATAATACGTGAAATCATGTATCCAATTTATGAACGAATATTACGTGAAATTGTATTTTCAAATTTATCGGCAAAGGAATTACAAAGGCATACTGAAATTATCCGAAAAGGATATGGTTCGGATTCTAAAGAAATGCAGTTAGTCAACAATCGAATAAAAATAGCGAAAAAAAGAGAAATGCGTGCTGAATTAAAAAATTACAGCATTAAAGTTCAATTTCACATGGGTCCTACCCCTATTCTGTCAGGGTTTTCCACGTACGAATTTGATTGTACAAAGGATACACGTAAAAAGAATTTTATTACTCCCGAACCAGTAATAAAGAAAGGGTATGGCAGAAAAAACTCAACGTTTTCAACATACACAAAATATTATTCACGTAGATATGGATTCAAAGGAAACGAGTATGCTCCTACAATCACTTCATACGTATATCATACGGAGAAACGTGTGATTGTGTTTTTAGAAAACAGGGTTTACAAAATACGAAATGCAGGTAGAAATTTCATTTTTGTACAAGATGATTCGGAATTTCTAATAATGAACATTAAGAATAAAAAATGTAGAAAAATAACAGCATTAGATATTATTCACAATTTACCAAAAATAAGAAAAAATTTAAGAAAAAAATAATTCACATTGTTTAACATTAAAAATTATTATCATGGAAAGTAGTTTGAAAAACAGAGCACTTATTGTAAACGTTCACATTAGTTTGTGGGGTGCTCGAAAACAAGACGATCGAGTAAGAAGAGAAATTGAGAACATGCACAATGTTCGTGATGTTGGTAATTTCTCTAAGAAATTAATGAAGTCTTCTAAACTGGAAGCTATCAAAACTAAAGCTAACAGAATAAGGAGGATTTATCGTGAAAGAACTTTGCCGTGGGGAGATAACGGTGATAGAATCATTACCACGGATAAGTACTTTGAATTCATTACCAATATGGGGATGGAAGCTATGGAATTTGACCAAATGGTTGACGACTTCGTTCAAAACGAATATCAGCAACAAGTAGAGGATGAAAAAAACAGGTTAAAAACCATGTTCAAAGAAAGTGATTACCCACATCCTGATTTGATTCGGGATTCGTTTAAATTGAAAACCGTATTCAGTCCGTTAACTGACAGTAGTGATTTCCGATTAAGTGTATCGGACGAAATGGAGGCGGCACTCAAAACGCAAATGGAACGGGAAATTAAGAACAGGGTAACAACAGCCAATAATGAAATTCTCGATAAAGTTCGTGAAGTTGTTGGTAAGATGTATGAAACTCTTAGTGAACCCGGTAAAGGATTCAAAAGTTCCCTTGTAGGAAATGTTGAAGCGTTGGTTGATACAATTCCAACTATGAATATCTTCAATGATAAGCATATCGCTGAAGTCGTAGAAACACTGAAACCGTTGTGCGTGAATTACGATATGCTTAAAAACAACGATAGCTTTCGACAAGAAATTGCAAAGAAAGCTAAAGATGTACTTAAAAATATTTAGCAATGAATAAAAATAAGAAAAAATTATTCTGGCAAACAGTAGTATTTCTTTTAATACTACTGTTTATCATGCTTTCGGAAAGCATTTTTGAAATGCTGTTTAACCTTTTCAGTAATATTTAAAAAATTATAATTATGAGAAGAAAGTATATCTTTTTCTGGACAAATTCAACTGGATACTGTTCAGAAACACATACGTTTAAAAAAGAATGTATCAGACCCATGGTTTTCTGTGGTTCAGATTCTTTACTGTGGGTTGACGGTCGTTTGAATATGAGAAGTATCAATGCACTTGCAAGAGAAAAAGCATTGAAGATGAGTGGTTGCATTGGTTACTCCATAGGATATTTATCTTCACACGACCCAAAAGAGAAAAAAGCACAAAGTGTTCAAAAATTCACACGTATTTATAAGTAAATTCACTAATAAAAAAATAACGAAATGAAAGATTTAACAAATGGTTATTTAGAAAAAACTCGGGAATTCGCAGATAGAACCGGACAAAGGGATTCTTTTGAACGCAGTCTTAACAGGTTGCTTCTCAAAGAAAAAACTGCGAATATTGGTAACGATATGGACGAGAAAGGTTCTGAAATAGTATTGTTTCCTGATATTGCACCATACTCCTTTTACTGGGAATGGCGTGATTTAGATACAGGAAGACTGATTATGAATGGGGGATTGATTTATCATGGAAAACATGATAACGGTGGCGACGGCGGTTCACCAACGTTTTCAGTCAATCTAACACCAGCATCAGGCTGGGAAATTCACACTTAAAATAGTCAATCAAATCGGCATCGGTGAAAATAAGTAGCCGTGCCGATTTGTAAATAGAATTATAATTACAGAAATTAAAACATTCACTAAAAAAATAATAAAATGAATACAACCGTAATTTCTAAAATAGGTAATTTTAGAATAAATATTATTTCTTTTTGGGATTGCAAAACCCATAAAAACCAATTTCAAATAAAAGAAACAGGAGAAGTTTTTCTATCACAAGATAAAGCAATGCGACGTGCCAAACAAATTCTAAAAAAGAAACGTGATGCTTACTGTCGGAAATATCGCATAGTAAAACGCAGGAGAACAAAAACAATAGAAATAACAAAACCAATACGTGAAAAAAACGTATGGTATCAGTTGAACATTGCAAATGTATATGAATGAATAGTGCGTATATTGTAAATAAAAAATATGTGAGGGTATGTTTCCCGCAAACTGATAAACAGTTAAACAAAAAACTTCGTGAAATTCCAAAGGTACATTACGGCAATACTTATTTTGATATACTGTTATCCGTAACGAACGTACAAAAATTAAAATCTTTGAATTTCGCTTTAAGTAAAGAATTGCGGGATTGGTTGATTTCAAAAACAACCAACATACAAACAATAGAAACGATTGAAAGTCCGGGAGGAACTCTTTACCCTTATCAAATAGAAGGAGTAAACTTTATTGAGAACCGAAAAGGACGTGCGTTAATCGCTGATGAAATGGGGTTGGGAAAAACTATACAAGCGTTAACTTGGCTTCATATACATTCAAATGAAGTTGCACCAGCAGTTATTATTTGTCCCAGTTCATTAAAAGTGAATTGGCAACGTGAAGCAAACAGATGGGCTCCAAAATGGTTTCCTGAAATTGTAAACGGACAAACTCCTTACGAATTATCGGGTGATCTGATAATTATCAATTACGATATTATACCTTATTGGCTAAATACGCTGCTTAGGTTGGACGTTCAAACGTTAATCGTAGATGAGTGCCACTATATTAAAAACAGCAGGGCAAAACGCACAAAAGCGTTTAAACGGCTGAATAAAAATATACCGAATATAATTGCATTAACAGGTACACCTATCGAGAATAGACCTATTGAAATATTTAATGTTGTGTATGCTATTGACCCATCTGTATTCCCGAATTACATACAGTTCATTCAACATTATTGTGATGCGAAAAAAGATAGGTTTGGATGGAACACAGATGGGGCGAGTAATATGGTTGAATTAAACCGTATTCTCAAACATACGATAATGATTAGACGTAAAAAGAAAGATGTATTGAAAGATTTACCGGCAAAAAGGTTTGTGAAAGTTACTTTAGAAATTGACAACAGGTCTGAATATATTAAAGCCGAAAATGAATTCATTCAATTTTTACACAATCGTTTTAATGAACTTGAAATAACGGAAGAGGTGCAAAAAGAATTAAAACAATATGCAAAAACACACGATATTGAAGTTGATGATGAATTGACAGATACGGATATTGAAATTATCAAAGATGTAAAAATTGAAAAAGCACGTATTGCCCCTGTTCTTACACGTATTGAAGTGCTAAAACAACTTGCAGTAGCGGGCAAAATGAATCAAATAGTGGAATGGATTACCGAATTTCTTGAGAGTGGTGAAAAACTGGTAGTTTTTGCCATTCATCGTAAAGTAATACGTGAATTAATGGAACATTTTCCCCATGCGGTAAAAATTGATGGTAGTGTTTCACTTAAAAAACGTCAGGAAGCAGTAGATTCGTTCCAAAACAACCCTAAAGTGAAACTGTTAATTGGAAATATTAAAGCGGCTGGAGTTGGAATTACGCTAACAGCAGCCAGTAATGCAGCTATTATTCAATTCCCATGGACACCGGGTGAACTGGTGCAAGCAAGTGATAGAATTCACCGAATTAGTCAAACGAAAAAAGTTACTATTTACAACATGGTAGGTGAAGATACAATTGAAGAAAAAATCATTGATACTCTTATTAAAAAAGAGAAAATAATTAGCCAAATTCTTGATGGTAAATGGCATGAAGATGAATCAATGTTGACAGAAATATTAAAAAATTATAAAAAATGAAAAAATTAATAACGTTTTTAAAAGTGTTTGGATTCTGTTTTACTGCATCAATAGCAATATGGGCAATGATTGGTGCACTGTTATTGCTATTCGTACCCACTTTACCACTCCCTTACATACTATCGGCTGGAATAGGCTCTGGAATAGGATGTGGTTTAGTTAACGGCATATACCACGCATTTTATTGAATAAATGGATATATACAGGTTATATCAGGATTATAATATTCCTATTGCACCAGAAGGGCATAAACATCAGCGATACGGTTGGGTGAATATAGAGTGTCCTTTTTGCTCTGGAATTGTAGGGAACAATCCCGGATACCATTTAGGTTGGAATGAGGACTATGAGTATTTTTTCTGTTGGAGGTGTGGATGGCATCCCCCAGTGAAAACAATATCATTGTTACTGAACATTACAAAAAATGATGCAGAAAAAATACTAATTCAGTACGGTGTTAATCGGTCAATTCGTGTGTACAAAAAGGAAAAAGATAAACAACCATTCCAATTACCGATTGGCAGTTCTGAACTCACTAAACAACATGAAATGTATTTACAAAAAAGAGGTTTCGATGTTAACCATATCACTAAATTGTGGAAACTTAAAGCCACAGGACCTATTGGAAAACTTGGGAAGACTGATTATAGGTTTCGTATTATTATTCCATTTTACTGGAACGGTGAAATTGTCAGTTTCGACAGTCGAGATATTACGAACCAACAACCTGAAAAATATAAAGCTTGTCCAAAAGAGAGAGAAATAATTGAACATAAAAGGATTCTTTATGGGAATCAGGATTACTGGACAAGCACAGGAATTGGTGTTGAAGGACCCACGGACGTGTGGCGTTTAGGACCCAATTCCGTAGCAACAAGTGGTATAATATACAAACCACAGCAAGTCAGAATAATAGCACAATCATTCAAACGATTTGCAGTTGTGTACGATGACGAACCACAAGCACAAAAACAGGCACGAAAACTTGTTGCTGAACTTAAATTTCGTGGTGTGGACGCTTGGAATGTAAAAATTAAAGGCGACCCAGGAAACATGAAACAAAAAGATGCAGATGAATTAGTTAAGAGTATAATTAAATGAAAAACGCAATTACAATACTTGAATTATTAATAGAATTATCCAAATGTGTAGTTATTGATAAAGCGTATTATAAACGAGCTAAAGCATCGAAAATAACAACGGAAAACTGTGCAGAGTTTAAAGACTATTATGAATGCTGGTGTTCCGGTATATACGATGCAAATCCTGAATGGCTATATCAAAATTTAAAAAGTATATTATAATGAAAAAAGAAAATCATCCGATGAAACAAGCTTTCATCAACTTCTTGAAAAGAGAAGGAATCTTAAAATTGTATGTGAAAAATTCAAACGGGTTGGCAATCAACGCCACCTTAAAAAGTAAGAATCCAAAGGAATGGATATCATGTATGTTCACTTGGTATTCAGCTGAAGTTCCTTATTATTCCATTAAGGATGGATACGATTTCTGGCGTGATGTTAATTTGAAGTGGCAGTTGCTACTTAAAAAATTAGATGTAGAAGTATAACAATTTAAAAATTAGAAAAATTAATTACTATGAAAAAATTAATAGATTTTGTAGGCACAGATGTACCTTTTTCAATAGGTAGTACCACATATTCTAAAAGAAAATGGGACATGGATGAATTATCAATGTACATCATAAGGGGTGTTGAACACTACTTGTTTGATTCCGAGTTTTACTATAATTGGATAGATGGTGTTTCGAGAGATGAGTATCGGTATATCTTTAATAAACTTGTTATCCAGCCATTACTCTCTGATATTGAAAAGACATTTTCAATATATTTCTATTATGGTAAAGAGTTTGAATGGCAATCTGATTACGATATTGCAATTAGGTTTAAACTGAACCGTGATGAGTGTAGGAAAATTATTGATGATTGGTTCATATCAAACACAATTATATCAGACAGCCTTAAAGAAAGTTATCTTTATTATAGAAAAGTATATTATAGGAATGTAAGTATTTATTAAAATTATGAAAATATATGAAACAGTAGATGAGTATCTGCAACACTTTAAAGTGAACGATATTATTGTATTTGCTGGATATGGAATAATTGACGGAATTAAGTCGATTGAATATAAGTATGACACTGTTAAGGTGCACCTGAATACTACTAAAGACAAAATAGTATTCACTAATTACAGAGGGCGGAAAACGTTTACACTCGGTGCAAACTATTATGACCAACAGGTTGCTGTCCTTACAGAAAAAGAGTTTAACAATTTAAAATCATAATTATGAAAACATATAAATCAAATATCAGCGGATTACGTTTGGTAAAAGTCAAATCCGAATTCAAAAAAGTAAAAATCAAATCATCAAAAGATGCTTCCACTTATATAAGGGCGTTTTTTCAGGATGATATTGAGATTTATGAATCGTTTTTTATGATACTATTAAACCGTGTAAACAACACGGAAGCATATGTAAAAATCAGTCAGGGTGGTGTTGTAGGAACTATTGTAGATGTAAAACTTATCGCTAAATATGCAATTGATTGTTTAGCAAGTGGTGTAATTGTGTGCCATAACCATCCTTCGGGAGAACTTACTCCGTCAGATGCTGACCGTAGAATTACCCAGAAAATAAAACAAGCCTTAAATTTTCTGGACATAAATTTATTAGACCACATTATACTTACAAAAGAAAACTATTTATCATTCGCAGATGAAGGTATATTATAAAAATAAAAATTACAATTATGAAAAAAGAAGTTATTAAAATTACTAAAGAAGAAAAAGAAATGTTCGATTACTTAAACGTTCTTAGATGTGGTGGTGTTGCAAATATGTACGAGGCAAGTCCTTATTTAACATTTGAATTTGATATTGATGAGCGTGAAGCAAAGAAGGTATTAAAAAAATGGATGACAAACTTTAATGAAGACGGTTATGAACATTTACTTTAGTGAGTAGTATTGAGTTTTTTATAAACAAACGAATGATTATGAAAACAAAAGAGGAAACATCAGACGACGTCTTTTTGACACGTGAAAGATTTGAGAAAGACCTTGAAACGTGTCTGGTGATAATTGATTATCCTGAAAAGGGGAAACCATATTATTTATGTGAGCACACTTCGTATGCTCTCACTACAAGAAAAGTAAAAGTTTATTTAATTTAAAAAATTTACAAAATGAAAAGTAGGAATCAAAAAAACACAGAACCGGATTGGAGGTGGTTCGTGATACCACCCTATAAACCAACAGAACCGTGGGAAGTGCATAATTTTCACGGTGAACTCATAGCCCAGTTTGAGATGTACGAACACGCTCAAATTGTAGTTGAATTATATAATAAATCACAAAAAAAATGAAAAAAATGAATAAATTAACAGCAAAGGAGATAAAAAAGATTTATGTTCAATCAGTTAGGTTCAATAACCAACAGGAAAGCCATCTGAAAGCAAGGAGTATGGGTGTAATTGTGCCTGTATATTCACATAGAAATGTTGAATTAATAGACTATTGCAATAAAAATATCTATAAAGGAAACACAACAAAGGATAGGATGAACAAAATATATGGTGTTGAATCTGAAACTCAATCTGAATTTTTAGATAAAGTACTTAAAAAGCACACAATTGAAAGTGTGCAGGAAAGATATGATATTGAGTGTGTAAAAGCAAGAGAAGTGATTGAAAAAATATATGAACAGCATATTGATGTTTTAAATGAAATTTATTCAAACAGTTAAAATTTACAAAAATGAAAAGATACGATGAAATTCAACTAATTATTGACAAGTTAGGAGAAACCACACTTGTTGATACTCTTGCTATTCAGCAAGATGCAGAAAGGTCTGTATATGAAAAATACGAACTCCCTGCGTTTTTTATTGAAAACAAAGGTGAGTTTTATCAGGGGGACGCAACAGACGAAGAGGTGTATGATGTTTCCAGAAAAATTAATGCAATGGAATGTTCCGATAAATATAACCCTGTTCCCACAGTAATCGTTTACTATGACGATGAAACCGGTGAATTAATTACCAATGAGTTGTTCTCTTTTCTAAAGCGGGCTTTCTTAAAAGAATATCAAAGGCTCGCAATAGATGCCGTAGTAAGAAACTGGAAAGCTTATTACAAAGAAGACATTAGGGATTTTCTAAATGAGAATTATCCCAGAATCGGAGATCCTGTTGGTTACGATTACTCCGTATATATTGATATAGAAACGGGGGAAATAAGAGAGGTAATATATCCATCTTCCAACTGGATGTTTAGCACGTACGAGGAGAATCGCAAGCTCATAGTGCATTTAGAAAACGTTGATAAACCGTTTTTAGACCACACCGATTTAATTGCAGAAGGCGATTATAAACTCTGTGCTGAACATTTTTGGGTTGAACTCCCAGATAATTTCGAGGAGTTTGACTATGAAGAACAGCTTGCGTGGTTTGAGGAAAATGCCAAAAAGGGCATTGATGATTATAATGAACACATGCGAAATAATGCAATTGATGATTTAATAAACTCTCTTCAAGAAAAGGAATAAGAATAATAAATATGGGAATTATATCAGTTAAATTGGACAAAAATATTGCAAAAGAATTTGTAATATTAATTCACGGCATGGAAACGAATGGAGAGGAAATAAAAAAGTTCACAGTTACAATTGAACGTGGAGTAATTGAAGTTGACTTGTCTGGGAAATTGGGTCGTAAATATATACATGAATACGGTGATTACATAACCCCTCCCTACGATACTTTAATCAGTGAAAACGTTTGGAATTTAGACTTAATTTGTTTTATTGATGGAGAACCGATTAATATTGAAAATAAAAACGAGATAATAAAAATTATAGAAAAATCAATTAATAATTAATAATTTTAAAATGGAAACAACAGATACAAACAAGATTAGAACAAAAAAAGAATTCACTAAAAAAGTAGTTGAATTTAAACGTATTTTTGGATTCAACCCACCAGTTGATAAACTGTTACTTACAAAAAACAGTTGGCACATTGATTTAATTCAATTGGATACATTATTGAATAAGTGTATTCCTGATTATGATATGGAAAAGTGCACGTATAAAGGTGTACCAGATTATTCAATGGCTATGGTTGTTGAAGAGGTATTTGGCAAACGTGCTTGTGATTTGATTATGGAAATGATATAAAAAATAAAAAAATATGAACAAGGTAGATTCTATTTTTAATGCCTTAAATAATCACTTTTTGTTCACATCTCAAAAACATTGGGAAGAACACGTAGATTATTATTTAGAAGATTTTACAGATAAATACGATATTGATTTTGAATACACATTTATCACAAAAGCATCTGATACATACATTTTATCAGAAAAAGAAGAAAAAGTTATAAAAAGATGGTTGTCAAAATTATATTCCAATAAAAAGAAACCTAAAAGTGCAGCTGAATTATTAATCCGTGCAGGAATTTTTCATTTAAACTGGAAGTAACAAAATGTATAATCATAAATAAAAAATAAAAAATGAAAAAGAAATTATCAAATTCTGTTTTAACCGCAAGAGAAATAAAAACAAAATTGCGACAGGTTTTTCCGAATACAAAATTTAAAGTTCGTTCACAAGTGTTTGAACAAGGGGACGACGCTGTTCGCATAACGTGGATCGACGGTCCTGTTGTGGCACGTGTTGATGAAATTGTAAAAGATTATTGTTATGGATTCTATGACTATCACAATGATAAATACGTTGTATCTAATAAAAAGAAACATATACCTCAAACAAAGTATGTTAGTACGTATAGGAGTATGTCCAATGAAACAGAAGACAAAATAGTGGCATTACTTCGTAAAAAGTACCCAAAAGATTGTGCAGGTAAAAGTAGAAATAATTACATATCACGTTTTAATACAAGTATGCTTCAATTAATATGGCGTGAATTTTATGATATGGACTTATATAACAGTAAAACAGGTACTTAAAAATTAATTTGGTATTGTCATAAATTTTAAGTATATTTACTATCCGTTTTGTAATAAACGTTTCGTTTCATGGTAAATTTTTGGTTAAACAGGTTTTAGCGGGTTAGTAGATGCTCATCAAACGCCCGCTAAAATTCTCTAAAAAAAGGTCATTATGAATCCAAATCAAATCGAAATTCTCGTTATCGAAGCATTCAAATCAAGTGGTTATTTAGTAATTAATAAAAAAGCCATAAAAAAATTAGGGCTTATTCCTGCCGCTATTCTTGGCAATTACATAGATAAACATCTTTATTTCAAAAAACACACACCTGAAAATGAGGGATGGTTTTACTTAACACACAAACAAATTGCAAATCAATTAAACATTAAAGAGCATTCAATTGTGAAAAATAAACAATTTTTGATTGATTTGGGAGTAATAAAAACCAAAAAAATGGGTCTTCCTGCAAAGGAATGGTTGAAACTTAATTTTGATGCACTTTTAGACTTACTCACTGATAATGAGGAAGATATGTTACAGGGTCAAGACCCCCTGTTTTCGGGGGGTCAAGACCCCCAGTTTTCGGGGGGTCTAATATATAAGGAGAACAAAGAGGATAAGGAGAACAAAGAAGAGATAGATATAAAAAATAATAAATTATTTTCTACATCTATCACTGTCGCACCAAAAAAAGGTGCGACTGTAATTGATAAAAATAAAAAATACCTTCCAATAGTTTCTAAATTGGAGAATATTATCCAAACTAAAAAAAGGATTAAGGTTGACGGGCGCAAAAGATCCGCTTGGGCAAATAGTGTGCGCCAACTTGTGGAATTAGACGGCGTTGACGTCGTTCGAGTTGAAAATGCTTTAGAATGGTATAAGCACCATTACATGGACGATTACGTCCCAGTAATTGAGAGTGGAAGAACTTTACGTGAAAAATTTATAAGGCTTGAAGCTGCCATAGAACGTTCCCAATCTAAGCGACAACGTACACGGAGTGGATATTCCGGTAGTTCCAAATTAACTTATAAACAATCCAAAACAGTATGAGAACCGAAGAAAAGTGGAATAATCAATTCCGTAAAAAATGTTTAGCAAAATTTACTCCACGTATAGCACGGGATTTAGAAATGATTGATGTACCCAGTGATTTACAAACAGGGGAATGTCAAAGTACGTTTATTTATGGGGATATTGAGAGCGGGAAAACAATACGGGCATCGTTTATGATGTTACAGGAAATGAAGCACTTATACCTACAAGGGGATATTTCCGGTAAAGCAGAATCTATTATTTTTGTTAGTTTTCCTGATTTGTTTGCTGAAATAAGAGAAACTTTTGACAATCCAAAAAAGCACGAATCCGAAGTTATGGAGAAATATTTGAACGCTTATCTGTTGGTATTGGATGATTTTTTGACAATACGTCCAACGGAATGGGTTATGGAAATATTGTATCGTTTAATCAACCACAGATACGAATATATGAAAAAGACTATTATCACATCCAATTTGAGTTTAGAAGAGTTAGAAATAAAGTTAAACGACCAACGAATAACAAGCCGGATTAATCGCATGTGTGTTTTGGAGTTCAAAAAGAGGTCAAATTTTTGATTATTGCCACAAAATACGACGTGTAGGACGTTTAAACAGTTAAAATGATACTTTACCTTACTTTGATACTTAAAACGCTTAAAACGCTTAAAACGGCTTAAAATGGCTTAAAATGGATAACAAATATTGAATACACAATAACCAAAATTATTTACTTATTTTTCAATAACGTAACGACTATGATTGAAAGAAAAATATTAATCGGGTTAATAACAAATACGGAATTTTTACAACAAATTGAATCTGAATGGAATCAGGATTACATGGAAAGCTCTACCGCCAGAATTATGGCAGGTTGGTGTTGGGATTATTACAAAAAATATCAAAGGGCTCCCATGCACGATATTGAGGGAATATTCATTCAACAATTGAAAAAAGGGTTAGATGAAGATTTAGCCGAAGAAATAGAAACTGAAATATTGCCAGAGTTGAGTTCAGAGTACACGAAAAGTTCAAATGCCATCACCTTTCTTCTGGATGAAACTTTGGCATATTTTATAGAGCGGCAAATTAAATTACATGATGAAACTATTCAGTATTATCTGGACAAAGGGGATATATTACGTGCCCGTAAAGAGATTGAAAATTTTGAATTAAAAGAACCTGCAAAACAAGAGGGTACTGATTTAAGCGATGTTGAAGTATTAGAAAAGTTAGATAAAGCGTTTGACGTTACATATCAAAATGTGATTCGGTTTCCGGGTGCATTAGGTGATTTTTGGAATAATGAATTGCGTAAAGGTGGTTTTGTTGCTTTAATGGGAATGGCTAAACGTGGTAAAACTTTCTGGATACTTGAATTCATGATGAGAGCATACCGACAAAAAAAGAAGATTGTATTTTTTCAGGCAGGGGATATGACTGAAAGTGAACAGTTAATACGGATTAGTACATATTTAGCAAAAAAGTCAGTACGTGAAAATGATTTAGGAACACATTACATTCCTATGCAAGATTGTATTAAAAACCAGTTAGATATGTGTAATAAATCAATACGAGAATGTAATTTTGGTATTTTTGATACAAAAAGTGATCGTAAAGAAATTAAAAGAGAGGATTTAATTGAAGCCTTGCATGATTACCCTACATACAAATCATGTTATAATTGTTCTGAATGGTTAAAAAATAAGTGGGGTAGCGTTTGGTTTAAAGAAGTGTTTGTGAAAAACACGTTAAAAGTAAACGAAGCTAAAGAATTATGGCAAGATTTTTTTATTAACACACAACGTAGTATTCGTTTGTTTTCGTATGTCAATGGTACGTTGACTGTTAGTGAAATACGCAGGGTTTTAAATGTATTAAAAAAAGAAGGGTTTGAACCTGAATTAATATTAATTGATTACGTTGATATTATGGAATCAGAAAAAGAGCGTGAACAAAGACATAAGGAAAATGAAAAATGGAAAGGGTTACGTAGTATTTCACAAGAGTTTGATGCGTTGGTTATTACACCAACACAAACAGATGCCGATAGTTATACACAAGACCGTTTGAGCATGTCCAATTTCACCGAAGATAGGCGTAAGTACGACCATGTTACAGCGATGTATGGGTTAAATCAGGATAAAGAGGGACGTGAAAAGGGTTTAGGTATTATGCGTATAAATCGTATTGTTCTACGTGAGGGTGATTTCCATTCATCACAGGAAGTTCACGTGCTACAACAATTAAGTATGGGAAGACCTTTTTTAGGTAGTTATTATTAAAAATGAAATTATTATGGAAAAAAATCATTGGGTAAGCATAGGTCCGCCAAAAGACTGGCAGAGTGAAGCTCGACAAAGTGTTAAGAATCGTAAAAAGTGGGAAGAGGAACAAATTAAGCAGGGGAAAAAGGAAATAATGATCCCACATCCAACGTTAAAAAACACGTTTATAGTTAAATACAAATAATTTAAAAAAGATTTAAAAAAGATTTAAAAAAATTT